TGCAGTTGGCGTAGCTCCGACTCCGATTGTGCCGTTACCATTCCCTTGACTGTCAGTTCCTTCAGGTTGTTGAGGTACTCCACTAGGTTGTTCCATTCCTTGCTGTTGATCAGTGGCGACAGCATCCTCGCCTGCTCCTTGTTGTACATTAGCCATCATTCCTTTTAACATTTCAGCGTATAGTTGTGCTTCGTTTTGATCGTTAACCAACGTATCAGGATCAATATCTTGTGCTATTGCAAGTTCTTTTATTAAGTTCGGTATCTTTATAAAAGGTGCAAGCATAGGATTTGATACGGTTTGAAGCAATGCAGTCAACCTTTGTGTGCGTACTTCTTTTTGCATGACTGCTGCAACCCCACGAGGTTTTATTTCAAGATCCCCTTGTATATCTTCCATGTTTTCATTAAACTGCATATTCCATTGAAACAAAGACTCACCTAAAGGTTTTAGTAGATGATCATCTATGTTTTTTATAACTGTCTTCATAGCTAATCCTGCTGATCCCATCAGCATTGATAAGCCTGCAGCCGTTCTACCAGTTCCTGTTACACCTGTTTGTCCGTGTAATATGGATGGTATACCTGTATCTTCATCTGCGAGTTGTCTTGATATCTGATACATCTGTATGTTCTCTGGTGCAGTATTTGGAAACTTTAATCCGTTGATCGCTGTGCCAGTCACACCAGACTGTCGTCTGAATATTTTACCGGGGAATATATCCATGTTTTGACCGGGGACTAAACTTGCTTCGTCTACATCAAATACAAGATTACCTGCTAGTGCTAAGTTATCAATAGCCATACGATAGTGACCATTCATTAACTTCTGTGAGTACTCCATGTTCTCTGCAACACCCACACCCCACAATTGATATGGATTTATCTCAAATGGAAAAGCTTGAAAAGGTATTCTTGCAGGTGTAAATGGATTAAGAACACATCTAATTATCATACCTCCACACACCCAAACGTTCACTTGAACCTGATCAAACTCAGACATTTCATTTGAACCCTCTAATCCAACCTCATCAGCATATTTTTTATCGATAGTACCCCAGTATTCTAATACTTCATATCTATTTTCTTGGTAGTAAGGTTCAGTATCATCTTCACGTATTGTGTCTTCATAGTACTTGTCTTCATAGTTAGGACCTTTTGCAAGACACTCTTCTATGGCTTGTGGGTCAAAGTAAGGTCTGTTGACAAGAGATCTTAACTGCTGTCTGTTCATACGATGTCTCTGTATGACATATTCACAATCTTCCATACTGGTCGCTGATGGATCAGGATGAAAGTCCCACAAAGATACTGCTTCTACTCTTGGTACTATCTTTTCATAAGGTTCGTAAACTCTGTTACCTTGCTGATCTTTTGTCCAGTTATGCACTCTTTTATAAAAGTTGAATGGACCTTTGACAATACCAGTGCCTAGTAATGCTGATTCAAATATGGCTTTACGAAATACATTAACAGCGTTACTGTCAAGAAGCTGATCGTGGATACATTTCTCCATTCTCATAGCCATCTTTTGTGCAGGCTTAACTTGAGGTTCTCCTAATTTAGCAGGACCTTTAGCCAGTATGTCTGGGAACTCATTGCCATAAGTTCCTAATTTATGAGGTTCTTTAACTGATAAAGCTCCCGGCATCAACTCTCTGCCATCCCCTTCAAACCCATACGGATCTGACATCTCATCAAGAGGTGTCTTCATATGTGCAAACTCTTCTATACCTTCTGGTATAGGAGTTGGTTCGACAACTAACGGAAACTTTTTATTTGCAAACAATATATCTATTATTTGTCCGTAAGCTGCAAGCACTTTTGTTTTGGTTATTTTTATAAATACTTTAGATCGTTCTGAATCACGATATTGTGTCGTAGAATCGTATATACCTCTAAAGTTTTTATACGCTTGTAACCACCTTAGTTCGTATGTCCTTCTTCCGTTTTCAGAATCTTCAAATTTAGTCTTGACAAATCCTGCAAGTCCGGGCATCTGCTCGGAAGGATTGTTGACTGCTACACTTGAATCATCTTCAGGTTGAAGGAAATTTTCATCAGCCATGATTTACCTTAGATTAGAAGTAGTTTCTGTCGTCAGCCATCTTAAATAAAGCAGCGTCAACTGTTGTCTTTGTCTGCTTCTTTGGCATGTCTTGTGTTAGTACATCTGGGTTAGTTTCAGTTGTAAATTCAAGACCTTCTCTGTACAACTTGTCAGAACCCATTGCATCATCTACTGATGTCTTATCTGATCCCATAATGTAAGCTGCACCTTGATTAAGATTCCCTGCCATTTTTATCTCCTTATTTCATTTTTATTTATAAATCCACCAGAAGAAAATCCTCCTCCTGATGGGTATCCGAATTGTCCCATAAGTCCTTCTACGAAACCTACGTTACTGTCTCCTGATTCCATTGATTTTTCTACCAAAGACTCTGCTCCTTTTTTAGCAACAGTCTCAACATCTTTTATGTCACTAGGTGTGACTGGTGGTATGACTTCTAAAGCTGTTTTTCCAATTGATACTGATGTCGGATCTCCTGATGCTTGAGATTCTCTAAATACTGCTTCACCTGCAAGAATAGCTCCTGCATACGGAATTTGTTTTAACCCTTTTGTTATAGTATCCCAAAGACCTTGTGCTTTTAATTTCTTTACATCTTCTTCAGGTATTGTGTTTTCAGGATTGGGTATTAAGTTACCCTCTTGTTTTAGTTTCTGTTTTAGTAATTTTTTAGTTTCGTCTTCTTGTATTTTTTTTGTTAAAGCTTCTTGATCGAGTGGTACTCTTTTTAATTTTTCTTCTGCTAACTTTCGTTGTCTTTTTTCAATTTCTACATCAAAATCTATCTCTTGAAGTTTCTCTGCTTTAGTTTTTGTTATTGCTGTTTGTTTTGCTAAGTTTATTTCCTCTGCTGTAGCAACTCTAGGTTTAACAATTTCTTTTAAAGCATCTTCGTTAAATTTAAAATCGGACTTATGTCCATCATATACTTTTACACCTTCATTTGAAACATCGAGTGTCGGTGTGTTTAAACCGTATCCTGTAAATAAATCATTAACTGTGCTTGCACCCAAATTAAAAGCAGAGGTTTTTACCATGTTTTCAGTAATAGAACCGATAGCCTTTGACTCTGGTGTGTTTACTTTGTATGACTTTGCTTTTGTACCTTGTGCTGTGTGACCCATAAAATCATCACCAAGATTGCTTGCAAGTCCTAAATCACTTTCAAGTGCTTCAATATTTGCTGATCTTATTATCTCTGTAAGACCTGTAACGACCTTACCTTTTCTATCTACAGGTAAAGATATTTCATGCTGATCTAAAAATTTAGGAAGTAAATATTTTTTCCACGCCTGATTTACTTTTGTTTGACTTGTATTAAATAACTTAACTTCGGAGTTTGGCATGTCAGGATTTGCTGACTTAGCTTTATCGTACACACCTTTCAAGAACTCTGCAAATGACCCAGTGTAAGTCGTGGCATATCTTTTCTTTTTACCTCTGACTTCACCTTTTATTGAAACTGAAGTGCCGCCATCTTTATCAGTAACTATTGATATGTCAGACAATCTTAAAGATTTGTAATCATCTGTGTCATTTAAAATTGTTCCGACTCTGTGACTTGTATATCTATGGTATATAAGAAAATCTTTGGTGGCATCACTTACCGTTTTATCACCTTTCATTTCATTAAAACCTTCAGCATAGATTTTATCTATCTCTGCAAAAGGTATCATACCTCTCATGGCTTGTTCACCACGAAGCTGTCCTTTAGCACCAACGGTTTTTGCTAGACCTGTAGCACCTGTGACATCAGTAGTAAGATCAGTAAGACCAGATTCAACCAATGCTTGGTTGGTATATTTTTCTAACGCTTGAGCTTTTACATAAAAATCAGTTTCTACTTTACCTTTACCTGCTTGTATATTGGTTAAGTAATCTTTACTTTTTACTGTAGTAAAATAAGGACTTTCTAAATTTACGTTATCTCCCAGTTTACCTTTTGTTATGGCGTTTTTAAATTGACCTATATTCTTAGCAGCATTTTTTTCATTAGCTTCAGTTGCTCTGCTTTGAGCAAGATCTAAAGCTTGCCCTAATGTCATATCTTGTGTTATTTCTGCCATCTATTAATATCCAAATGTTTGATCATGGACTTGGTAGACCTGATTCTTAATACCATTAAGCGTTTTATGAATTGACACATATCCTGTCATTCTTGTCATAAGCATATACCTTAGTGCATCGTATGCGTGGTCTTCTGCTTTTGTATCTACGTCTTCTGCGTTGCTTTTACTTAATGGTATACCTGAAAGTTGTTTTATTAAGTTAACGCAGTTTGGAAATATTCTTATTCGTGGCTCGTTTGTTCTTGGATCGTCTGCAAGCCTACGATGTATTTCCATCTTTCCTTGTAATCTGTTTCGATCTGCAGGTATCCAACGGACACCACATCTCATCATTGTTTCTGCTATTGAAGGGCCGAACCCTGTCTTGTTCCAACACGAAGAGTCGAGGACTGTATAGTGGGGAGTCGGATCTTCTTGTTCTACTTGTAGTATTCTATCGGCTAGTTGCTCTGCTGTCAACTGTTTTACATATAGCTCACGATAGACCCAGATATTATTATCCCAATCAATTGCACCCCATAGCACACAAGAAGGACTCGCATAGCCGTAGTCAGCCGCCCTGATACGTGGGAAGTTGGTTGGTAAGTCAAAGCTAGGGACAACATGTTTACTCCTACTAAATTCTGGGAACGCTGCACCTTCAGTGACTTCCCAGTCTCCTTCTAATAATCTCTTACGTTCTACTTCAGGAAGTGAACGCAACATAGCTTCGTACTGTCCGTCTGCTAACAAGTATGGATTGTCAGTCAAACGTGCAGGTATGAACCTACGATAAAATAATGGCTCTCCTTCTTTTTCGTGACCTTTGGGCCACACGAAAGGTTTACCAGTTTCGATATCCATTGCAGCGAAAGTTGATCCGTGTTCAGATGGATCGATATACATCTTCTTGACCCACCAACCACCAACCCCTCCGGGGTTCGCTGTGCATCGCATATACAAATGCTCTTGTAACTCTGGGTCGGTTGTTCTTAGTCGTGAACGAAGATAATCCCAAACGTACGGAGATGGGTATTGGGTTATTTCGTCTATGCCTATCCAGTTAAATGCTTGACCTTGAAATCGAGTTACGTCTTTATCTTTGTCCAAGTATGTAAACCAGATCGTTGCACCTGATGGGAAGTGCCACGTTGATTTTGATTCTCTAAACTTTGCACCCGGAAAAGCTTTAGGGTATAGCTGTCGTGACTTGTCAATAAGTTCTGTTAGCTCATCCAGAGTACGCCTAAGAAGAAGCCCACGATGGTTGCTATTATGACAGTACCGTAACGGATCTGCCAACAAGGCGAAGCTTTTGCCACCCCCTGCTGACCCACCATACAACACATCCCTTTCGGAAGAAGACAAAAACTCTTCTTGAGGGCCTTCATTTGGTTGAAAAATAATTTCACGCCCATCCACAAGCTGTTCAACAGCGTTAGGAAGACCGTGTAGATCTTCTTTATCGATAAGTGTGGACTCTGTATTATCTGAGAGTGCTTTGTCGACTTTTGTGATCTTTTCTTTAAGTTTCTTTGCATAATGCCTTTTATCCTCTGCCTGTTTAGTAGCTTTTGCTGCTCGTTTTTCTGCATCTCGTAACCTCTTTTGTGATTGCTTACGTGCTTTTACAGCGAAAGAATAGTAATAGTTTGATTTAGGTGCGTTGGGATCTTTCTTAGGTCGCCCACGCTTTCGTTGTTCGGTCATTAATCTTTAATATCTACTTTTCTAGTGTTAGACCCTTTAGCGTATTCTTTTTTCATCTTATCTAAGTATACTCCAACTCTCATATTTCTCATAATTTTAGCTTGTTCATCCATTTGCTTAAAATCATCTACTTTCATCATTGCAGCATCTTTTCGTTTTTTATTCTTTTTATCAACTTCTTTGTTGTAAAAGTATTGTGCAGCCCTTCTTAATGGACTTGGATTTTTTATGTTTGTCTTATCCATCGATCGTTACCCCTTTTTTCGGTGGAAGTAATACAACACCGTGTATAGCTTGTACATTTACGTTCGTTGTTTCTTGTTTACCCAGTCCAACCCTGTTTAAAAGCGATTCTGCAGCCCTGAAGCGTAGATCGTCTCCTCTTTCAGGCACTGGGTTGTCTATTGTCGTTACAAGGC